TGCGGGAAGACCTATTCTGCAACATTTGAGGGAACTAAATATTCCTTCAAACTAGCGGAACAAGGCTATCTCGTATATGGGACCGGTCAACCAATGGGTGCTCTGAGTTCGTGGGCTATGCTGGCGTTCATCCACCATGCGTTCGTTCAGTGGTCTGCCTTTTGGCAGGTAAGGTGAGGTTAGGAACAGGGTGGTTCGCGGGCTACGCCGTTTTGGGCGATGACGTAGTCATAGCAAGCCGAAGTGTAGCCAAACAATACGAGCTATTAATGCATCGTATGGGTGTTGGAATTGGAGCTCATAAATCTATGGTCTCCGGTTCTGGCTCAACCTTAGAGTTCGCGAAGCGTACATTCCATAATGGGGTGGACGTTTCTCCGATCTCCTTCCGCGAGTTTGTTGTAGGTCGGCAATCCTTTGCCGGTCTCCTCGAACTCGTTCGGAAGTACTCATTGACCTTAGGACAGACGATGTCGGTCCTTGGGTATGGGTATAGGGCGAAGGCATCAGCATCCCAACGTTTGTATTTAATTTCAAAACGGTTGCGTAACTATATTTTGGCTTACTACGGTCCCGCAGGCCCCGCCTATAAAGGTTTAGCGTTTTGGTTACCTATGAAAACGGTATCCTCACGTTATAACTTTATAGACAGGGTCGAAAGTCTCGTTTTACGATTCTTTCAAGGTGAGATAATTCTCATTTTGTCAAAGCTAGACGGTCTGTCTCCATTATTAAAGGAGGCGTACCGCCTAGGGACCGTGAAGCGGGACCGGGAGCATTATATGTCTCAAGCTCGTTCTAGTAAAGCTGCCTGGGTAGAGGTACTGCCGTCCCCTGTGACAGGGGGCCGTCAGGATTCCCACCTTGGGATCGAGAGAACAACCCCGTTGTTCATTATCGATTCTCTTAATGAGACAGTGTATAGAGAGCGATTTCTTGATTCATATATTGCTGCACGGGACCTACGAACCAGACTCGAAGAAATCGTCCTAACATCTCTTGACTGGGGTGTTATGGAAGAGCTTTGGGCTCAGTTTCGAGAAATTGAGACTGAGCTCGGAGCTTTACC